CAAGAACGACGGTCAAGCGTGCCCAGCACTGACTCAACAAGTTCCCTGTGACGTAGACTGCGTCGTGTCTGATTGGGGTGCGTGGTCGACATGCGATCAAACTGGTCACAAATCGCACAATCGCAGTGTCGTAGTCACACCAAAGAACAACGGATTGGTTTGTCCTTCATTGGTGGAAACCGACACATGTGTTCCATGCTCCATTGCGACGAGTGATGATTACTATTGCGCCAAGACAACAAGCACTGTGCTTACCGTACTTGGGTACAAGGGTGTCCTCGCCAACGACCATATTAAAGGTGGCATCGCAAGCGTCGTTATGATTTCATCGCCAGCACAAGGTGCAGTCTTATTTAACGAAACGGACGGATCGTTCGTTTACACTCCACCAGCATGCAAGTGCTTCAAGGGGGTCGTGACATTCCAGTATCAGGTCACCGATAATTGCGGCGACACGTCGATTTCAACTGTAACAATTGCGGTAGGTTGTTGTGTGCCAAACCCTGATATCATGACCGGATGCGGTGTATTTGGACCAAAGTATGTTTCTTGTAATCTCAAAGCTGGCAACAATGTGACGAACTGTGTGCTTCCATGCGGTCTAGGCACGGTACCTGTTCCAAATGTCGCTAACAAGACCAAGGCGAAGTTTGCTTTCCGCGTCAAGGTTCATAGGTATTTCACAAAGAACATTGGTCGGAAACTGGCTACCACACCAAGTGCCCAATCTTGCTTCGTGACAGCGGCAGATGACTACTATTGCGCATTCACCGAGCGTCCTCTCGTTGTGTCTGCTGCCAACGGAGTCTTGAGCAATGATACATCAAGTTGCGCCAATACGACGGCAACTTTGCTCACGCAACCCATCCGTGGATCCGTAGCAATGAATGCCGATGGATCATTCACATACATCCCAATCGGTTGTCACTGCTTCAATGGCATCGAAACATTCACATACAAGGTCGATGACGGCAATGGCAATACAGCGGTAGGCACCGTAACATTGTATGTCGGTAACAATTGCCCTGCTTGGGTAGGCAATCCACTATACTTTGGCTGTGGTGTGAGCTTGCCGAAGTCTTTCATGTGCACTCTAGGTTCGGGCGCGACAACGACCTGCGACACATCTTGTCCAACACTCGGTTCATTTGTCGTCCCCAACATCGCAGGTAAGTCTGCTGCCCTGCTGACCGTGACTGCCAAGGTAGTGAGTTACACATGAGTGTTCAAAATTTAAAAATTGATAACGAGTATATTTTGCTATTAATAAACATGGATCAAAATATGACGATGTTCACAAAGTTCCAAGTTGCGACGCGTGAGCATCATCCCTGCCCAGCGATGGACACTATTTATGTTCTCGCGAGTGATTCCACTCTAGAAAGCCTACATGGAAGCTTGATTCGTGTGACGGACATATTTGAGTGGGACCCACAACTTGAAGCCGAAAACCCGATGTACTTTATCGGTCGCAACCACAGTGGCAGGATGGGCGAGTGGGGATGTTATACAAACTACATCACATTCGATTACACAAATTATATGAGAAAGACAACTGCGGCGTTGCGTATTCAAGCAAATTGGCAGAAGTATCGTAAAAATAAGGCAGCGAAGACCATTCAGAATGCTTGGCTTCGATGGGTCGATCGCAAAAACACAAACTGGAATCCCTATACATTTGTTGGCATCGTGGATATGATGGTGAACTACATTCGTACGGTACAGTACAGTACATCTTTCCAGTAAATCAACAATTAGGTATTTAAAGTTACTTTTTCAGGAATTCCCAGTATATAAATGTTTTTTCATCATTATATCATATGGAAGAGTCGCAGCACGATGGCAAGTACTGTTGTCCGAGATGTCATTATGTATCTGACCAAAAGTCGCACTATAGACGACATTTGCAAAAACGATCATTATGTAAGCCATTGTATGATCGCACACCTATCGCAACTCTTTTGAAACAACTTGGTGATGAAGAGAAGCAATACAAATGCTCCGAGTGCTCGCGATCATTTGCTCACGCACCAAGTCTTCGAAGGCACCGTAAAGCGCACAATAACATGAGCAACAACAACGCCATTAACATAAGTGAAGTACATGGTAGCAACCATGTCACGGTCGATAATCATAACGACAATAGCGTTCATACACATAACCATATTACGATCAATGTGTTTGGAAGCGAGACTATTGATCATGTAGAAAGCAACACACAGTTGCTTGACTCATGCATCACAAACTTGAAGTCTGGAGTGCCGAACATCGTCGATGCCATATTTTTCAATCCGGACGTGAAGGAAAACAACAACGTGCACATTGGAAGCAAAGGAAATCCACCATCGATGCTTGTGTACAAGCAAGTCGGTAATGTACTGAAGTGGGTTGCTGTAGACCGAAGTGTAGCCATCCACGAAATGATTCAAAAGGGTTGCGATGTGTTGATCAAGTACAACAACATAATCTATAACCTGAACCGGATCGATGGATGTACATGGGACTATAGAAGTCAGGGCATTTCTAATATCAAATCAAAAAAACGTGGTGTATATGGTCATGTACGCAATCAAATAATATTGAACGCGAACCAAGCTTCTAAAGATAACACTTAAGACATTTTTATCCAGTATAATGTAATGAGGAACAAACATGGTTTCACATGCTGTTCACAAAGAAAATCATGATTTTGTTCGCAACTATATGCATTATGGAGACGACCACATGGGTTACGTAGCACCGTTCGATATTGTTCAACAATTGTCGTCATCAATAGACGACAAGTTGTCACTACCATCACCGCATATCCGATTCCATATGCCACCCTATTCGAGCATTGCGAAGAATACTTTTGTTATCGACTCATCAGCTTTTGATGAGCTGCGGAAACTCATCAGTGTGCATTTCCAGCGCATACGAAATGATCTCATTTCTAGCAAATCGTTGTACAAGACATTCAACCAAAGCGATGAAGTCAGCAGATTGCTCGTCAAAGTGGTACATGTGTCAACGTATCGTGATATGCTCACTGCTTTGAAGCAAATTCATTTCCAAAACCGCATATATAACGCACGGTACATCACATTTCGCGGTTCTGACATCGTAGCTAAGCCGTTGCTGTGTTGCCCTGTTTGGAATGGATGCAAGTGGAAATTCATTTTGGTCACAGAGTTTGTCGAAGGTGCTTCTCTCCACAAGGTGAGATCCGTTTTCAACAAGTTGTTTCATCGATATGATCGTATCGCCGTCATATCGTCATTGGAGAAGATAGTGCGCACATTGTGGATGTTGGGATTTTCTCATAACGATTTGAGCGATTACAACGTAGTGTACGATCGCAAAACGGGCACTGCAAAGCTGATCGACTTCGAAACATGTGTGCAACTTCCGTATGATGTTGTCGAAAGGTTTAGAGACCATGTCACCACGCATCCGCACTGCTATGAACATCTTTTGGCGTCATATGAGGAGCACATGAAGTATCCTGCACTGGCGTTGCTGAGTATATCCGAAAAAGTTTGTTTGCGCTACGTTGGGGAAGACAGACTTTTGTACAATACAGACGATCGCTTCATTGATATAGCGCGGCACCTTGTTTAGATTGAGAACGCCTAGTTGAATTCAACAAACACAAAATAGTCGGCAATATTATAAAGGATGCGCCTACTTATTATTATTGTAGGCCAACTCCGTAGTTTTACACAGCGTCATGGAAGTTTGGATGACTTTATAAATCAAATGGAAGAGCAAGGACATGATGTAGACATACTTGTATCAACATCAGAAGCTAGTGTTGACTTTGAAAGTTGGACTCACAATTCCAAAATAGTTCACACAATATTCCTCCGGCAACACGCAATAAAGTTCAAAGAAACCCTCAAGCACATTACAAACCACCATGTGTACAAAAACACACAAAACTCACTTTGTGAAGGCGATAAAACCATTATTCCTTTTACGGAGCAACAAAACCTACGACAGTTTGTTGAATGTCCGCAATGGTTCTTGCTGACCTTGGCGTTACGAGCAGTAGAACAAATTGAGCTCGAAGTTGGCTACAAGTATGATATCATCATGAAGTCTCGTTTTGACTATTGTTATCCGGCAGAATTCGCGCTGATGACGAAATCAACGGATTATTTTGACACAATTACAGCAGGCCTCGAGAAACAGAAAGATTGCCTTTTTCGGGCACTTGAGTACCACGGACTTCCAAAACCTACCAAAAGGAGCTATCTAAACGTACTCGAAGGCCTCACGATAAATGCTTCTGCAGGACGCCTATATCACAACAGGGAACGCGATTTGAATTTAGGCGGACGCTACAATTTGAATCACGATACGCTCAGCAAATGCGACCTATCGTTTGACAATATCATATATTGTTTCAATGATTGGTGCTTTTGGGGTAAGAGAGACAACATGATGCGCCTTGCAGATATAGGATACTTGTACGGCACATTTCCAGCACCCGTTGGCAATATAAACTTTTTCTTTGCTCCGGAGTACCAACTTGTTCATATAGCAAAACAAGTCGGCTTGAACCCTATAATGTTTTTGAACGAACATGCTGGAGGGATAGATAGAATAGCACCTGGATCATTGGATATCAATGATAATTACTTTCATGATAAGTATGTTTATAGATGGCAAGGATTACGAATTGTAAAAACGAACAGCGAGTATCATATAACAAAGTGTGTCGATGCGGACCATCAATGTATTTCTCTTTTTTCGCATTATACCGTGTTTGGAGAAGTCATTACCATTATTTTAGAAACTGACCTGTGTTCTGATGATGTGCGAGTAACAGTGGACTTCTCTGACGAGAATATAAAGTGGAACGTGGCAACCTCGACTGAAGCAAGTGACACCAAACATGTAGGTGTTGTACGAGCCACTCGCACGGGAAGAGGGAGAATTGCTTTACAATTGTCGCGACTCAAATCTGGATGCTCGTTTAAGATAAAGCAGTTCAAGTTAATTCGAAACAAGCGTCCGCAAATCGCTGCTTGTACCTTTTATTCGGAGGGAATGAGCATAGATGGTGTGCCATCTTTGGACTTGTCAAAAGAGCAATCAACTTTCAAACAAGCAATGTCACCCCAAATTAGCCTGTACAAGGCATTGTCATATTCTTGCATTAATAAGTTAGATGCCCGAATGGTACAAAATTTCAATGTTGACAACATGCATAATCCAGGGGCGGGATATACCGGGTTTTTTCGCTGGAAGCCATACATCATGTTGCACACAATTCGAGGAATGAACTATGGAGACATCTTGGTGTATCGAGATTGTAACGTAACAAAATATCCTCAATACCTTACTGGTAAAACGAGGTTGGAAGACAACTTACATTATGTACTTGGCAAGAATGACACAGATATATACATACCGATCGAAAAGCCTGGATTGTTTTGCTGTCATCATGTGAAGCGCGAAGTGTTTGACCATTTTGGGCAAACATGTTTCGATGAATGGAAGCATGAACCATTACTGAATGCATCCATGATTATCGTCCGCAAGACGAGATTTACATTACAGTTCTTGAGAGAGTGGTTGGAACTTTGTATGATAAATAACTTGATCGACGACGTAAACTACGTTAAACAGTGTCCTAATTACATGTACACAACTTATGATCAGGCCGTACTGAATATGCTGGTGATGAAGTATAAAAAAGAAGGAAAGCTTCCGAAAACATTTCCAATCTTTTATCACCAAGGACGCATATTTGATAAGGATCACATACGCGCATTACAAACAGTTCAAACCAAAGTCATAAGCACAGAGCGTCGCTTCATTCAAAAGTATATGAAGGTGTCATATCGCTAATCCAAACCTGGATATCAAGGGCTTAAAGAAGCGCAACGCAAGACCAATCACAAGCATAACATGAAGGGGCTTCAACTAACCACTTTGCTCTTAGTACTCGCGTATTTTACCATAGCCGAAGCAAGCCGTAAGGTAGAGGTGAGCTGTTCAGCATTCTTATATGGACAAAATGACTGGGAAGTGAAGCAAGACACATCAAGATGTATCGAAGAAGTTCATCGTATTCGTAACAATTGTGGAGGAACCAAGATAAACTTTGTTATCACTCAGTTTTGGATCGATGAGCTGAATGTAGGGAAAATCAACTCTTTCGGGACAAAATTAGGAAATAATGTCGTTCCAGTAAGTCCCAACAATCTACGAGTTCTAACGACAGGAATGAATGCGTGTTTCAAGGCTGCCGTCAACCTAGGCTTTACAACGATCGAAGTGACGCCACATATTGACGACGGCATGGGGAGAGGTGGTTGGAGAAATGCACTGGTCATGAACCCGTTGCATAAATATGACGGTGATTTCAGCTATTATGACATCATCATTCGTCCGGTCGTCAACGCCATCAATGCGGTGATATCTGGGGTTCCACCAGGGAAGCGTGTTCATATTTACATGTCTATGCAAGGAGAGATGAACTTTATGCTGTGGAAGTTCCCAACAGAATGGCATAGAATGATGAACATCATCAGGCGTAGCCTCCCCACGGGTGCAAAAGTAGGCATCAGCGTCAACTTTAATAAGCTCTGTGGTCTTTCATTTTGTACACCGGACATCGTGTCGACCTTGAACATTTCTAGCATCAAATTGCTACTCGCGTCCATCGACTTTTTGGGCATGTCGAGTTATCCGAGTGTTTCGCCACAACCAAAGCCAACAGATTTCCAGAGGGATGTAGTTACTCTTGCCAACGAGTTCAAAAAATTGGGCATCAACCTACAAAACCTATTGCGGGCTCCACACAAGGAACTTCACTTTTCAGAATTCGGCATTGGTGGCGCTACGTGTACGCATCAACCAGCAACTTCTGCATCTGAAGCAGTCAAATGCCCGTATTATGGCATTTTTGGTGATTATAAAGCTAGTACAGATCCTTGGAGAAACGTTACGATGCGCCGTTTTATATCAGATTACTACAAGGCGGCTGTCAAGTGGGCTGCCATGGGCACGGGTCCTACATTCAACGTATCCCACATCTATATGTGGAACGTAGCTTCATGGGATGTGACTGGCATTTATCACACCGATACGAATGCACAAGGATCGTACAAAGTCGGCGATGTCGTGACCACACTAAAAAAATGGAACGATCTCAACACAAGTCCATAAGCGTGATGTATGCGAGCACGCCCGTGATCATCAACCAAGTTGATGCGGATGTGAAAGCACCATTGCTCGTAAGGTCGTCAGGTACCGTACTAGGAATGATCATAGCTGGTACTGGATAGTTGGACGCAGAATGTGAAGACGGTGACGATGTAGGGTACACGACAAATGTGGCATTGATTTGACCCGATGAACTGGGAAGACCAGTTGCGTCATTAGTTGTGGTGAAAGGTTCGAGACAAGCAATACACATGATATCACTGGTTTGATCGAGGCATGGGTCGGAAAACTCATTTTGACATTGTGCCATAGTCATCAGCGTCATCAACAGTACTAGAACGTGTGTGTATTGCATGGTTGATGTTGTTAGCTTTCGGTATTGAAGGACAAAACAAAGTTTGTAACTTCAATTTTTTTCCTAACGATATAGTACATCAAACCCAATAAAGTGCACATGGAATTCTTTTCCAAAAATGGAAGCATATGCGATAATAATGGCCAACAGGTAACGCTCAAGGGGGTGAACTGGTTTGGTTTGGAGACGGATGTATTTTGCTTGCATGGTCTTTGGTCTGTTTCATTTAATAGCATTATGGACTTTGTTCAAAAGAACAAGTTTAATGCTCTCCGTGTGCCATTTTCTACAGAGGTGGCATTAGCGCTCGACAAAACCATGTGCAAATCCATCAATACATTTGCCAATCCTGACTTGGTCAATTGCACAGCTGGTCAACTTCTCGATAAGCTGGTCAAGGATTGTGCGTCTCGCGGTATTCTCGTACTATTAGACATGCACCACTTTACTGGATCGGGTGGCATTCCCGAACTTTGGAGCGATGCCACTTACACAGAGGATGTTGTGATCAAAGCTTGGAAAGCGATCGTCCAGCGTTATGTTTCATTCCCAAACGTGTTTGCCGTAGACTTGAAGAATGAGCCTCACGGTCAAGCGACGTGGGGTGAAGGCAGCAGTTCAACAGACTGGAGGGCGGCTGCGCAGCGCATCGGAAATGCTGTGTTGAGCGTGAATCCAAAGCTCTTGGTATTTGTCGAAGGCGTAGAGGTATTCCAAGGGCGGGGCAGCTGGTGGGGTGGCAACATGCAGGGCATTACACAGTTCCCAGTGAAACTGAGCGTCGCGAACAAGCTTGTTTACTCTGCCCATTGTTACGGACCATCTGTGCATGCTCAGCCGTATTTCAGCGACGCTGCATTTCCCACAAACTTGACGGCAATTTGGGACAAAGACTTTGGTTTCGTGAATACGGCTAAAGCCGAGGCCATGGTTATAGGTGAATGGGGTGGTTGGATGAAATCGACGGACAAAGATGATGTGTGGCAAGCCAAATTTGGGGAATACCTAAAGAACAAAAAAATAGATTACTTCTACTGGTGCCTTTGTCCCAACTCGGCTGACACAGGTGGTCTTCTAGACAGTGATTGGGTCACACCCATCACCGCTAAGTTGCAACTCTTAGAAAAAACAACTCCTAACCCAACCAAATTCAACTTTTCTGGTGGTGTCCCCCAACCCGCTCCGCAACCTCAACCTAAACCTGTTCCTCAACCCAAACCAATTCCTCAACCCGCTCCTCAACCTCAACCCAAACCCGTTCCTCAACCCAAACCCGTTCCTCAACCTCAACCACAACCGGTTCCTCAACCAGGCGCTGGAAGCCTAGCTTTGACTATTACGAACAGATCTTGGGCACAAAGTGGAAAGACCATGTATCAGTATGACGTCACTGTGAAGAACACTTCCGCACAAGTCGTGAAGAACGCCGCGTTCAACATAACCGGGGCAACTCTCACTCAAGTTTGGAACGTGCAAGGTGCCTTGAACCAAAGCCATTTCACCGTGCCGTCGTGGCTATCCGGTGGTGTTGTACCAAATTCTCAGTTTACATTTGGCTTTATTGCCGACGGACCTTGCCAAGTTTCGGTTTCTTACACCTAGTTTTTCTTGCTTTAGGATATAGGATGAACACATATTCAAAGCAACAATTTCAACAAGACCTGTTCAACGCTATGATATCGAGACCTAATGGAGGTATTTATAGTCACCGAGCGTTGGGAAATACGGTGAACATCAAACTTTGGTCGGATGAAAAAGTGAGACAGTTTTATGTTGGCGTCGTAACTGCGCATAAACTGTTTTTCAATGAAGTCACACTTCAAGATTTCGCGAGACTTATCATTTGTGAGAGTATGCAAGAAAGCACAGGGGATTATCGTCTTGGCGTCAAACCCGTCATCCGCTTCGACGACCATACCTCATGGGGCATCATTCAGGTAACACCCGGTTCTGTATTAAAAGACTACTCTATGTATGGCAAACCCATCATGAACATAGATGGAATCATTGTGCTCAACCCCAAAACAGTTGATTCCATTGACCTTTCAGATCCAGGTATATGTATAATCATTTGGGCGTGGTATGTCAAAAACTCTGTCTTGATGGGAGTATCCATGAATGAGTGGATCAATAGGGTTCTATGGAATATCCCCTTATCTGGCGTTACTCAAGACTTGGGCAATTGTATGTTGACATGGTTGGCAGGCCCACACAATGACCGTTGGAAGAACAATGCTCCATTCGCAGACTACTACGCTCGGATACTAGATTATGCTATTGGCAGTGGCTTCTTTGACCAAGCCAAATTTGATCAATTGTTGGCGACGAAACTTACTCCAAAGATCATCGGTATGTATGAGAGTGCAGCGGCACGAGACATCGACAACAGAGACACATGCATTGGCGTGCCCATATAAGGCGTATATGTTCCTTCACATTCAATGGTAGCAACACCTTCCAATTACAAGCGGCCATGTAACCCACACGCTTCATCGCACCCACGCATATATTCGTACCTTGCAACGCGTTTGAATTTGACACATCAGATGACGAAGGGATGTGTTTCCATGTATCCCGAGCTCTTAGAACTAGACATTAAAACAATCATCGAGCCCAACCTTGAAGTCATGAACAACATCATGGCACCAAAGACAGTAAAAGCGATTGTTTGTCGTGTCCCACTGTTGCTAGGAACTCCTTTACCCACTTGGTATGACTTTTTGAGCACTTATGGATTATCACAGACTGATATCGCAGATATGATAAACAACCATCCGCGTATCGTAATTTCCGGCACCATTTATCATTTTGGGCAAGTCGTACTTCGTCTAAAGGAGCAAGGCTACACAGACAACGAAATCATCCATGTATTGCTCCCTAGCCACCCCGAGAGGTTCTTGGTATAAGGAAGAGAACGACATAAGGTATAAAATAATGTTTCCTTTCTTTTGCGCTTGTTTCGGTGTAAAACAACCAGAGCATCAGAAGATTGTGGAACACAGATCACAATTCCCTCAAATGTACTACAGCGTAGTGGATAATATCAAGGCTGCCAACGAGACTTTCAAAATTAGCAGAGATATACAAGACAGTGGTCGTTTGCGATTTGATGACAATGGTCACCTATTTGACATGAATCTTGATGCGGTGGGTGTGAATGTGATTCCTTACCATGTACGAAATCTTTCTCACATTCAGATACTTCGTTTGAGTAATAATTTTATAGATTACCTTCCAGAGGATATGAAACAGCTACACACACTTCGTATAATGTGGTTGAACCACAACAAGTTTAGTGCGATACCCAACTTGCCTTACCAGCTTAGGGAGTTGTATTTGTATTCCAATCCTATTCGCAACCTTGACAACATTGGCAGTCTACCTATGCTCACAAGGTTGGACTTGTATGAATGCGGAATTAAGACCGTCCCTAATGAGATTGGAAAACTGAAGAATTTGACGCAATTGGAACTTCATGGCAACGAAATCGAGTCTCTTCCCGTTGCTATCAATGGCCTCACTCGTTTGGAAAGACTTTCCTTGCACTCAAATCTGCTCACACAACTTCCTGATGAGTTTTGCGAGTTAACATCCTTGCAGTACTTGTCGCTGCATTACAACAAGCTCACGTGCATCCCCGAGGACTTCGGCCATCTGATTCAAATGCAACGTTTGTCACTATTCAATAATCAATTAGAATGCCTTCCAAAGAGTATGTGTGAACTCAAAAATATTGTTGTTATGGCATTGTTCAGGAACAAACTCACGAGTTTGGATCCGGATATGCTGACAAACCTGACAAAATGTGAAAAGTTGTCCTTGCATGAAAATCAGCTATCCGAGATACCCAAGGAGATAGAACACATGGTATGCTTGCAAGAGCTTTGGGTGTTTGCAAATCCCGATCTCAAATCTTTGCCCGTGCAAATAAACAATTTGCCTAATCTTCACACTTTATGGTTGCTACAGAATGGAATTCCTTGTTGCGACAGCGTACTAAATGCTGTGACAAATACATCAATCTCAATTAAATAGAATGTTATGGGGTCTGGTGTTTGAGACACCTTTTAAACGGTTGAATATTGTGGATGGATCACCCGTCAACGAAGAGTACAAACAATCCTTACAATATTTAGGAAAAACAAACTACGATGCATTGGCAACCATCATGAGCGATAGTGAAATGAACAGTCTATATTGGTTTTGGAGACGCAAACGAACAACTTGCGTGGACACGGTGAATCTGTACAAAGTGTCTGTAATACAGCACATCCGCAATGGCAACGCCCTCATGACACACACAGAGGTGTACATCTTTGGTGAATTCGCGGATGTAGACAACAAAAAAAACTACTTGTGCCCCCTAAAGAGGGAGTCGGACTATCCCTACGATATTTATGAGTCGATGCAGCAAAGCATCTTTTCATAATGTGTTATATCATCGGTGCATACGGCATAACAATTTTCAAGTTCTTTTTTTTCATATGGCTTTATAGAAGATAAAATTTTTTCAAAAGTTTCATCTTCAATCCAAACATTTTTTCGTTTCATAAAAATA